GACCCTCATCTCTCCAACCATGCCTGAAGCGAGCGCGTAAGCCTCACCAGCTGTGACACGCGGAGACACGAAGATAGAGAGTCCTGCCGAGGCCAGGATGTCCAGAAGTCCCTGGCCATAGATCGATCCAAGCCTGAGCCATTCCTGCGGATTCAGAAGCCAGAGATCGATGACAACACCAAGCTCGTCATTGTCCGACAGAGTCTGGATGTTCATGAAGTCGAATGCCGGCCACAGGTTGAAGTTCGATGCGCTTGAACCTGCGGTGATGACATCAGCCCAGCTGTTTCCCACGACCGACTGGCCATAGGTTGTGATCGCAGCATCGAGTTCAGCAATCGCGATCTGGTTGATCTTGCGAACGACTGTGTTGCCGAGCTGGCGAGTTCTCATCGTGAACTGCGAGACGTTGTTACGCTTGATTGCCTCACGAGTCATGAAGTATTTCCCGCCCCACTTCTCAGGCTCAGCGACCTTGGGAGCCAAGCGAGTACCTGTGACGAGAGGGAACTCATCGCCAGGAGCAACTTGCTTGACATCACGATCGAGGTAGAGCTCGTTGGTGGTCAGAACGTCGTACACCACTGCGCCGCCAGTGACTCCCCCAGCCGATGTGAAGACTCTGTCAGCGATGAACCGCTGAAGAGTCAGATCCATGATCATTTGTGTGATCCTGGTCGGTTGGTTGAGGGCAATGTCGACGGTATAGCTGGTACCGCTGACAGTCGGAGGACCGAGAGGATGCTCGACTGCTTGCGCGAACGAAAGCTTCGACATCGACTCGTAGCTCAGAATGCCTTCCATGATTTCCTCCTCTCTACGAGTCATCACGCCGCCGGTCCGAGATGCGAGTGGCCATGAATCTTGACGACAGCAATTGCGCCGATCCCTGTACAGTCAGCAAGAGCAATGCCGACTGAGTAACGGTTGGCAGCCACTGCGAAAGTGATCACACGACCAACTGAGTCAACCATCACTTCCACACCAGCTGAGATCGCCGCTCCACCTTCGCAGGGAAGAACGAGACCAGGAGTTGCAAGAACTCCTACCTTACCCCCTGAGGCTGCATCTCTGTTTGCGACACCGAGGACTCTCTCAGCAGTCGCTGTGCAAGGACCGACAACGATGTTACCGCCAAGCGCATCAGAGTCTAGACCGATGAAGCCACCACCCTGTGCATCTGCTGTGAGCTTCACAAATCTACGACCTGTGACTGCGCCCGAGCAATGAGCGGTGATGGTACCGCCAGGCTCGTAGATCGGGATGCAATCGTTTGCCACTTAGATCACCCTCTCGTTGTAGACACGAACACCCTGGTGACCGTGTTCTGCCTCATGCTTCAACTTCGCTTCTCTGGCCGCGAGCTCAGGGAACCAACCTCTGGGATAAGCTTCCCCTCCAGCTGCCAGCTCGGACGGTGTCTGAGTGCCACGCTCTTCGACGGGAATCAGACCAGGAGACAGAGCTTCAATCGCCGTACGAGCACCTTCGCGATCTGACTTCATGTAGCTCTGCCAGTGTTCCATCCTGGCAGGAGGAAACTTACCCTCCTTTAGTGCAGCAGACAGGAATGCACCGTCTTCTGACTCGAGCTGAGTGGCACGAGCTGCTCTGCCATCGGCGGCACCTGCTCTGAGCTCTTCATACGCTTTCTTGTCGAGTGTTACCGTGTCCGCTGCCGAGTGCGACACCACCGGCTTCTTACCGGCCTCGGTCTCTTCACCGTCGCCGTTATCAGTATCGTCTTCGGTATCGTCTTCGGTACCGTTACCGTTACCGTTACCGGCTTCGGTATCGGGATCAGTTCCTGCTGGCGTATCACCGAGTGCCTGAGTCTGGAGCTTCGAATTGATCTGCTCCAGCGTCGCGTCCTCGGCGAGACCCAGCTTGGCAGCGAGATTCTTTCGCTTCTCTTCGTCCATGCTCTGGCCTCCTTCGGGTCTTGTGACGCGACCAGACTCTTCGGCGGTCGCGTAGCTGGCCATGACCTTACGTCCTGCTTGCTCGATCCCCGCCACTAGATAGCTGGCAGCATTCGATTTCTCTGTCTTCGTCTTCGGAACTGGGACGTACTTGACCTTGACTTCCTTCGGCTTCCCGAAGCTGATCTCATCATCGTCCCCGATGGTGAAGTCGACGAGATACAGTTCACCCTCCCACTCGTCTTCCACCACCAGCTGGTCGGGCTCGAGAAGAACCGCCTTGCACCACCATGAATAGTTCCCCTCGGACTCGAGCAGCTCGTAGTACGCCCGACGAACATCATCGACATTGACTGACATCAGGCTTCTTGACAACTGCTCTCCTCCCTTCACCATCGCTGTGCCTAGTTTGAGCACAACATCTTTTGGCTTCTTGTCGCCGTAGTACAGCGGAAGATCCTCTAGCGACATGCAACCTGGCCATTCAACTCCAAGAAGCTGGACTGCTGTGATTACAGCTTGCCAGGTTCCTCCTGAAGCAGTCTTGACTCCGTGAACTATCTCAACTGACCGACTAGGATATGCAGCCGGTAGAACTTCAGCGAGCCAAGCAGGAACTCCCTCGAAGTCTCCGTAAACCGTCTGTTCGTCCTCATCAAAACGCATGTTAGTGACACGACCGAAGCAAGGTTCAGTAATTGCATCGCCGTGAGTATCTTCACTGTACGTCAACTTCAAACGAGGACTGGGTAGGGTCGGATCGTTATTCGCAGCCGCTACTGCATCCACGAGATCCTCTCGTGTGAAGGTTACTGGACCGTTCATCGCTGGCCACTTGTATCCGACCTCGACGAGAGGAACATTCGGGATGGTTACTAGCGACGGAGGCATTGCTACGCCTTCTTACCTCCGTTTGCTCCAGGCTGCTTGTAGTACGGACCCATTGCAGGCAAGTTCTGGATCAGCTTCGGAGGATGAGCACCATCGCTTGATCCTTGCGGAACTTCGGTCTTGTCTCCGATCGGCTTGGCATTCGTACCTTCGACTTTGCTTGCCATTCTGGCCTCCCTTGGTTGCTGGGCACTATAGCTGGCCTGTCGGCCGTTGGCTACTTACGGCGCTATCACCCGCTCAGGGCCGACAACAAAGCTCCTCTCGATTCTCACCGGAATAGGCAGTGTACACTGGATTTCATACCAGTGTGTACCCTCCAATGTTATGAGGAAACTTCCTTCGTACACACCTGGATCAAGTGTTGCATCAAGAGTTACTGCTGTGTAGGTTATTCCATCTGGGTGCTTCACATTGCACTCTGGATCAGTAGGAATCAGAGGGGTTTTGTCACGTTGTCTGAATACCCCCTGAAGGATCACAAGATTTCCGGGCTCATACATCTTTGTCATATCAGGGAGTCCTTTGCCTCGATTGATGGTCCCTCAAAGTCTTCAGCATCAATTGTCGCAGCACTGAGGGTCGTTGACTCTATGGTACCTACTGCTTCATCTGAAGCTCGCACAGTCCCAAATCTGATCGCTGCGATCAGAGTCCTTATTCCACGAGCGAGCGCTCCAGCAATAGCAGTTCCAGTCTTACCAATATTGATGTTCCTGAAACCTATTGCGAGCGCCCCTGCTATCGCTGCCCCCTGTCGGACAAACTCCAAAGCTTTTGCACCAGACCCTCTTGCACCAGCTATGGCTGTTCCCGCTTTGCTACGCTCCTCCATGTCTGCTCCTGACGCCGTTGCTCCAGAGACAGCAGTTCCTGTTTCATAATACTCTTCCTGAGCGACCCCTGTCGCTGACGCTCCTGAGCGAGCAGTACCTGTCTTCGTTCCTTCAGCACTACTCTGGCCAGAGCCTTGTGCACCAGAGACAGCAGTGCCAGTCTCAGAGTATTCAGCAACATCAGCACCAGCAGCGACTGCCCCTGCAATCGCTGTTCCTTCTTTCGGAGCAGACTCCTTTGCACTAGCTCCAGATCCTTGCACACCTGCAACAGCTGTACCCATTTCAGAGAACTCTGAAATATCAGCGCCAGTAGAAGTTGCTCCCGCAATGGCCATGCCGCTCTTACCAGCAGATTCTTTGATACCGATCCCTGCACTCATTGCACCAGCTATCGCTGTTCCAGTCTCTGAGTGCTCAGCAACATCTGCACCTTGAGATTGCACTCCAGCACGGGCAGTACCAGCCTCTACCGCTTCAAAGACATCTGTCCCAGTACTCTGCGCGCCGGCAATAGCAGTACCGCCACGGCCTATCTCCTTTTGCTGATCGCCGGTTCCTTGCGCTCCAGCCATTGCAGTCCCCGCTTCAACGGCCTCAAAAACATCCGCTCCAGAGCCTTGAACTCCAGCTATCGCCAATCCATTCTTAGACTTCTCTGTCGTCCTTGATCCTGTGGCGGTCGCACCAGAGAAAGCTGTACCGGCTTCTACAGCTTCCCAAGCTCCCTCCCCTGCTCCAAGCCCAACTGCCCTCGCGGTCCCAAACTCTACGAACTCAGAAACATCTGCGCCAGCCGCAGTTGCACCAGACATCGCTACGCCAGATTTGTTGTAAGTCTCCGGAGGTTGGCTGAAACCTTTACGAATAATTGGTGGTGCTGGCTGTGCGCGACCGAGACGTGACATCTAACAGCGACTCACACTCATGGTTGCTCGAATATCTACACCTGCTGGAGCATTCGCACGGATTGCCCAACCTTCTGCTAGCGCACAGTCGTACTCATCACCAAGAGGAATGTCGTACCACAGTACTCCCATGAAAGCGGCGATTGTAGCCTCGTCGATGACTGTAAGAGTTGTGGGCTCAGCAGTCCAGGTCTTTCCAGCAGTGAACCCAGCCGTGAGCACACGACCATTCTTCTGAACTGGTGTGACCGATGTCGAGTTAGTTCCTGGCGAGTTGGTGGCCCAGGTTGAGTAGCAGATTTCGATGAGCACCGGAACAGCTGAGGCAGAGACACCAAGCACTCCTATCTTCAGCTTTCTGAGCAAAAGACCTGAGTTCGCATGTGCCTTCGCTCCCAAAATCGACTTTGCTGTGGCAGCAGTCAGAGTGATCGCGCCACCAGTGGGAATTGAATACTCAGGAGCTGACATTTGACCACTCCTCCAAAAGATCGTTATTTCTTGCTTCTGACTCTTGCTCAGAGAACACACCAACAACATCAAGATTTCCAAGAGATTGGTCGTGTGCAAATTGGGTCTCAGCATCTTCCTTGCTGTACGGCCCTAGACGACGTTCACCTGGCCACGGTGGAATCTTGAAATGTTCGTCTCGAACGTGAATGTAATACATGATCCTCCTTTACCAGCGCGAAGCGCGCGTGACAGCGGGGCTAGGAACAATTATCGGTGGTGGTGGTACAGTGACAAGAGATTGCTCAGTGATTGTCTGGGTGAAGGTGATGAATGAATCTCCAGCCGCACCACCTGTTGTACCATCAAATGAAATCTGAGCATTGTGCCCTGAGATCATAGAAGTATTTCCACAATCATCGAGGTAAAGACGCAATCGTATTCTTTTCCCAGCAGTAACAGAGACATCATCGCCAGAAATCCACGCTTCGTAAGCACCATCCGAAGTTCCTATTTCACCAACAGAGCCATTGGTCGTAAGGGCTTCTATGTTAACGATTCCCCATGTTGAGGCGTTCCCTCCATCACTGTCACAAACTGCTATCTCAGCCTTTAGACTCGCATTGGCGCCAGCATTGCTGACGAAGGCTCTGATATTCGCCAACACAAGAGAGCCAAGGGTGAAAGCCTCTACTGTTTTTGAATACCACTCTACAAGAAGTTGTCCAGGATCACCAGACGACGATCGCTTGAACTGAACCGGAGTTGCCCAACCCGCCACGGTGTCACAACCAATATTAGCTGCGCCTCCATTTCCTCTTGCGGTCCACATTTCATAGGGTTGCCCATTTCCTAGAGTGTAGTAGACCTTTACACGAACTCTGTCTATGCTAATAGCTATGTCGGATCCTGACGGAAATGAAATGCGAACACCAAAGTCAACATCTTCCACAATCGCTTCTGTCAAAATCTGAGTGAAATATTCGGAAGAGAACAGTATAGTAGCTACTGACTCAGCTGTTCCCAGCGGAAGCGACAGAGTTTGAGAAAGAGCGGTCGTTCCGTCAGCCCCAACAAAAACAACATCGGCAAAATCAGTCCCGGCGTCTACTTTTCCTTCTATTTCAGCCTCTAGAGCAAATGGCACAGCACCAGCAGGTAAGGCAAGACCAAGTTGCTTCCCATACAAGTAATCAGTCGGAAGAGTAGGGGTCGTGACCGAGGTTGTGTATACATCATCACTCGATGCAGCATTGCTTGGACTTGCCCATGCGGCACCGCCGCCATTATCAGCACTTGAAAACGCACCTGGAACTACCCATCCCGTATCTTGAACGAATCCTTCACCTGGTTCATTGTTTTTCAAGTAGAGAGTTGAACCTGTTGGAGTAGTTGTTATGAATCCAAACGTCTCAGTGAAGGTGATGAAGCTGTCACCATCAGCCCCACCAACATCATCATCGAATCCAAGGCTAAAGTTGAATCCAGAGCCCATTGTTCCAGCATCATCACCGAATACTCGAACTCTGATTCTGTCACCTTTGAGGAATGAAACATCGGTGTAGTCGGCATCAGTCATTCCAGTTGTGAAGTTGTTGACAGCCCTGGTTGTAACCGCAACTTCTGTCACCCGAGTGCTTTTCACAACATTGGTAATTGCACCGTTTAGGGCAGCTACCTTGTCGATTACGACGTTAATTGCCACATTCGCATTCATGCTGCTTTCAGAGGCCCATAAGTTTGCGGTGATCGTCCCAGACATTGTAAAGTCCTGGTCTACAGGCTCAGACAAAAATTCGAATGGCAAACCACCTATACCTTCAGTAACCTCGATGCCAAGAGTTGCCCCACCAACAGTAGCCGTAGAATGAGCAACCAAAGTTGTCCCGGCCGTAGGAGACAGCAATTTGGCAATCCACCCAGATGCAGCTCCGGCGAGGTTGGCAGTATTTGTGCCTCGGTGGGCAGATGCTGGCGCAATTCGAAGAAAAGTAGTTGTTGACATCTAACTCACCCACCACCGACGCCACGGACGCCATCTAGGTTTTTGAGCGACTGTCCACCACGGAGGCCACCCGTCAAGGCGGAACAGAAGACGCTTCCACCAAGGGCTTGAAAGTGTATCTAGTCTTTTTGCCCACAACACGAGAGTGTCTGCGTGCTGATCTTTGTTTACAGTCAGCGAGACGATCTCTGCACGCAAATTCTCGATATCAGTCAACTTGCCCCTAGACGCCACGCGGGGTCATACCCGAATCGTTGACCAAGAAGACAATCGCCGCCACCCGGCCCTTGGTTGACGTAGAAGCCATAGTAGGCGTATCCGTACGAGTGTTGCTTCTTGCGTCCAGTATTCGTAGCCGTGAACGTCACGTAAGAGAGGACGGCCTTGCCCCACAGGGCGGGGTCGGCGTTCGACCCTTCGATCGGTTGCATGTCGTCGCCGTCAAGGTCGTAGTCCGGGCCGAGGATGCAGGCGACATGCTCCCCGGTAACGGTCTGAGTATGCGGACCAGATCTGACCGTCACCGTTACCTCGATGTCTTCAGTGGCAGACCGGGCGTAGTGGATGTCCTCCCCAGTGTCGGCGTAAAAGCACTTCGTGATCGACGCCGTGTGGCCTGGCTCGAACACACCTGAAAATGACATCTCCATGTGATCGTCAGAGTCCCACAAGCACCACTCGTAATTGAAGCCGTGGAATGATGGGTTCACGACCCACAGAGAGAAGTCTCGCTGCAACGCACCACCTTGCGTCCACTGCTCGACAGGCTCGTTGAAATTCTGTGAGTAGGTGCGCCAGGAGCCATCTGTCGGTTTCGCGGGTGCTGCTGACGAGGCAAGAGCCAACCCCGTCAGCAGAGACAAGATGACTAGAGATTTCTTCATTCTAGTGAAGTAGTTCGATTGCAGGTGTCACCTTGATGATGTCGTTCTGAGCGAGCACGACTGCCGTCAGATCATCGAAGTTCACTTGGGCAACGCACTTGTCGCCTGTGGTTGAGAGGATATCAGAGTAGAAGAAACCGTTTACCGTCCCACCTGTAGCACCGACAGTCGGAAATGTGACCTGCGGATAGGTCGTCTTCCTACCTGTCGTCCCATCATCAGCAATCGCTCCCCAGGTAGCTGTTGCAAGCTCCTGACGCACATAGTTCGTCCAGGCTGACTCTGTGATGTTCGCCATCGTCTGAGCCTCGGTGATGACTGTCGAGGCAGTCTGAGATGAGAACAAACACAAATAAATCGATGTCAGCCGTGTATCGTTCTTTGGGAACTGGCCAAGATAGATGTTAAGCCCTTCCTCTGGGAAGATCTCAGCCATGAATTCATGAAGCATCTTGTCGATCTTGCTTGACCTGGCATAACCATTCCTTCGAACAGCCCTTGCGATCTTTAGAGCTTCAAAGAAATGCCACTGCTGACCGGGAAGAATCACTCCACCGTTACTCCGCATCACTGACCTCCTCGAATGCTTTGGCCTCAGTCTCTGCATGCAACCGAGCTTCAACAGCACTCTTCAAGATCTCTTGAGAGTCAACTGCTGTTAGAGGGTCTTTCTTGTCGAGAACTCTGGTGTTGATCTCGTCGTGAAGATCCTGATGTGGGTCTCCTACCTTTTCGACAACTTTGTGCACTTGGATGTTACCATCTTCATCAGCTGTCGATAGCCCGAGCACACCACAATTCGGACAAACCCCCTCGCCGAAGTGAACGCCCTCTTCGAAGCTCTCGACAGGCTCACCTGTGAGAAGAGCTCGACCTTCAGGAGTCATCCCTCCAGCAAATCTCCCCTCCTGTTTGCGTGATCCCAGTGTACACATCGTGTTCTGACACAGGAATACCGCTCTCTCTTCGATCACACTCATGAAATAACTCCTTTCGGCTCAGGAATTGGACCGGCCGGTAGGTGAATCGGGAAACCACCACAACTGTCGCATTGTCTGGGTGTGTCGTCAACTGTCGTGAAGAGATTCTCACAACAGGGACAGAGCTGCACCTTCTCTTTTGAGCGGTCGAAGGTCAGATCAGCAACCTTACGCTTGGCTCGACCATGAACGCAGCAAACTACGACAGCCCCTGATGCCTTGAATCTAGCTCCTGCTGTCCCACCTGGCATGTTCGCTCCCTCCTTATCAGTCGGACGGAGGGGTAGCGGAGGGAGCATTCACCGACTCCCCTCCATCCGACGTCGCTCCGCCGCTGCTCGTCGACGAAGATTGAATTCTTGGATTTGTACCACGAGGCGGAAGTTTCTTTTGCTTTCTGAGTGTGTCCTCAAGCTCGTCATCAGCAATCAGGACACCAGCATCGACGAGCGCTACCAAGTCTACTGTTGGGAGTGCTTCATCGACTTGCTTGTCGTAGACGAGCAGGGGGACGAGCGGATCTTCAGGACCGTAGTTCCAGTCCCAGTAATCCTCGATGAAGTATGCCTGTGTAGTGTCGCGATACCAGTTGGCGATAGCTTCCTGGCCCAGCGAGAAGAAATCGCTGAAGACTTCACCGAGAGAGTACGACCCAAGTGTCGTACCACCTTGAGCCAACATCGCGACCATCATCAGGACTCTTCTGGCCATCGCCTCATCGTGATAGCGGATAGAGGCGATCACATCACTTCCGCTACTTCTGATCTGATTCCAGGTAGTACCGGGAGGAAGTGCTCCTCCTGCGTCCTCACCAACTCTGATCCTTGAGGCGAGTGCTGCCAGAGCATCGACATCATCCTGATTCGCATCATCAGCGGCAGTCGGCATAGGAATTCCACCGGCGCGCTCGTGATTGATGGCATCGATACGAAGGAGTCTGTCTTTGATGAGCCAGTTCTTGTAACACTCTCTGAACAAGCTCCTTCCAACCCAGTTACCGCCATCTCCGTCCCAGACATAGGCGACAAGGTTGTCAACAGGGATCTCCTTTGCCTTCGGATCCCACTGCTTGATCGAGACCAAACCCCCATCGGGAGCTACATTGATCTGCTGAATGGTCTCTGGCATTCTCTCACGAAGATGCTTGAGAGTCCAGAGACTATCCAGATCAATGAATCCGATGTCTTCGAAGAACATGTGACCGTAGAAGAGCGCGAGTAATGAGCGACGTAGGTGCGCATCGTGACTGAAACGGTCTTTCATACGCCCGCGCGGGAGTGGCTCCTCGTCTTTGATGTCCAGGTTCATGTTATTAGCAAGTCTCTGAACTCTGTCAGGGCTCGCTCCGTTGGCATCAATCAGCCACTTGTAGCGTCGAATCGGCATTGTGATCCCAAAGAACAGAGCCGCGATCTGTGCATCAGTCCTCATCTCGTTGTATACTCGTACAGAGTTCGGCCAAGTGATGTCAGGGACATACTCCTTGGTGTCTACGTAGGCGGACCAAGCAGGAGTAGCTCCACCGAAGCCACCGCCCATCACAGTACCCATCGTCCCCAATTCATTGACTGGAGGCTTAGAGCCTGCTGTGGTTGTGATTCTTGGCCTAGCCACGCTTCTTCACTCCAATATTAGGCTCAACCTGAGGAATGAGAGCTCCCAGTCCCAGATATCCCCCGAAAGTTCCGACAGCAGCATAAACCAGATCAACCCATTCAGCTGATGTCAGACCTTCACCGATGCTGGCCTTCAAAACAGCAAGTACCGCGAGTGCTGCCGCCACGGTGGCTCTAAGCACGTATCTGACTCTGACTGAGTCCATCACAGTTCTCTCTTTCCTTCGTGGATGTGTGAAGAGCTTGTTGGCATCCCAGCAACCGCTGCATCACAGATCGTGCCAATCAGCTGACCCTTCTTGACCTCCTGGTTCAGAGAGATAGCTCTTGAACCGAAGTGAGTCAGATAGTAGTCAGCATGGTCTGCGACGATATACATGCTCCATCCGTAGGCTGAACCCGGAACACCGCCCTCAATCGGATCTCGACCTGACAGTCTCCTGACTGAACCGTCAGAGGGGCAGAGGACTTTCTGTCCGGCTTTGCCGAAGACATCTATGGCAGGATATCCGTCCAGACCGGCAGTCATGTGAGTCGCTGTGAAATTGGTCGGAAGCTGAATCGCTGTGGGGTCTGGATGCGGCTCAGGAAGAGTTGAAGGGTGCCAGATCTTGTATGCCTCATTGATCAAACTGATAGCAACAGAGTCCATTGCCATCTGTCCTTCATTTGGCCCTGTGGGTACTCTGATCGAGCGAAGCAAGTTAAATGTACTTGCTCCAATCCATCCTGTCGGCTCGATTCCTTGCTGCCGCTGAACGCCCGCAACGCCAGAATCTTTGACCATTCCCGTACCTCGGCCGTGTGAAAACTTGTTGTTGAAATATTCGTCCCAGTTATCAGGATCCCATGGCAGCCAGCGTTGGGCACGACAGACTGTGCGCTTGTACGCCATCACATCAGGTCCTGGTGGAGAGGGTGCCTTATTCTCGTCAACAGCGTCTGGTGGATAAAGTGATCGTGGGAAACCGTCCACCACAACCATCGGACCACCCTTATACGGCTCTTCGTACCATTCCATCTTTGCTCCCTTCACATGACCATGTCTAGAAGGTCACCGGCGATTGAATTGTTCTTTTTCTTTCCTCCGAGCTTGTGCTCGTCTTCCTTGATTGAACCACGCTTGACGATGCTAAGGACACAAGCGTCAGCACGGTCTGGGGACGGCAATCCCCTATCCCTCATGTCGTCCTTACTCTCGATCACAATCTGCCCGGCGTCGTTCTCCCACCACTTGATGGAGCCTAGCTGATTGATCAGAAGCTCGTCATCAGGGTCTAGATCGATCAAACCGTCATCCATCAGCACTCTGAAGGTCCAATAGATCTCTGCGCGACGATTGCGGAATCGCTTCGCATTTCTAGGCTTCTCAGAACCGTAAATCGCTCTGACATTAAGCCCTCGGTGCTTGAGCTTGTCGAAAACACCAGCACCTACGCCAATGGCGTCGATATTGGCTGCGAGCTTCTTAGCACCATGACTTCTAAGAATCTTCTCGATTCTATCAGCACTTTCTTCAGTATCGAGCTTTGCCCAGTCATCTTCAAGTCTGATATGGAAGCCACGATTTCGATAGACCACGCTGCGATCTGTGCCGAATCGAGCGATGTCTACACCATACTGGCCAGGCTCGAGGCCCGGCTGCTGGCAAGCAATCGCCTTCTTGATCATTCTAGGACTGAGTAGAGTATCATCGGTGACCTCTGGAAATTCAGCCTCGATCTTTCCTTGCCAGCTAGGAGAGCCAATCCCCCAGTCCTTAGCACGATCTTTGACCCAGTTAGGGGATATTAGTTCCTTACTGATGTCTTCAGGAACTGATTCCTCTGGTCCTATGCGTACTCGCTCGAAGAGCTCGCAGACAGCCTGGGTGAAGTTCGGAGTGCACCAGGCCGGAATTGTGATGACATTCCATCCTGATCCTGGCTTACACACTTCAGCGAAGTGTGAACTGGGGTCTTCAGGGTTTCCGATAGCGATTACACGACTGTCGTCGTTGGTGGTAATTGACAAGATTGCATCGAAGAGTTGTTTGGGAACTCCGTTAGCCTCGTCGATCACCCCGAGCACATAGCGTGCGTGGATTCCCTGAAGAGAGTCTTCATCGTAATCAGCAGGCTTCCGACCCATAGCAATGAGTTCCTCAGTGCTATCTCCGATCTTCCGTTTAGCGTGAGCTTCTGCCATGTGCCACTGACAATCTCCCGCGATACGACCTGGCAGCTTACCCTTCGAGTGAACCCTCTTGAGGTAGCGCCACAGGATCGCTTCAATCTGTGGCCAGCTGGGCGCGGTAGTGAGTGAGAATGCACTGCCCAGCTTGTGTACTCGCGGATCCATCCACCAACCAATTGCGCGACTGACGATAAAGCTCTTCCCGCTCGCGTGGCAGCTCTTGACTGCTGTTTGCTTATGATCTCTGATGGACTCTATGACCTCGAGCTGTTTCGACCAGATGAACTCTCCGAGGACATCTTCCATCCACATCTTTGGATTCTCGAGGTACATACTAGAGCGCGGATAGAGCCTATCAGCAGCATTCTGCCCTGTTCCCGGTGGAAGACCTGGGCGGGAAGTTATGACTGACATGGCTCTAGAATCCCCTTGTGGTAGGCGAGCGCTACCGCGTGGGAGCTGTTCCTTGCACCGAGAGCTCTCATTGCACTCCTGCGACGAGATTTGATCGTGTCAGGACCAACATGGCTCTCAGCGCACGACTCAGCAATTGACAGACCTTCCGCCAGCTGTAGCAACGCTCCAAGCTCTAGCTCAGAGAGACCCTTCTTAGTTTCAGTAGCGATCAGAAGTCTCCTGTACTCGTCTCTGGATCGACATTCGGTGTGGTGTCGTCGGGGTTGTGACCTACGATACGTCTGAATGATCTTGTCGCTGCTGGGAAAATGGGTACGAGGCTGTCCTTCTTGGTGACGTACAGATCCATTGGGCCCGGATCGAAGGCGTTGCAGTTCAGACAGTAGCGTGCGTTGGGTTTCGGGTCTCCTGTGCCTGCCTGCTGGACTGCTACCCACTCGTGTGTGCCGTCAAGTTCCCGCTCTGTGCAAGGGGTGAGCGGGTCACCCATCCTGATGCTACTCATGAGATCACGCTGTCAGCTCGACCTTCAGCTCTTCGTCGAAGAGCAGCAGTCGAGCAAAGTATCTAGTACGACCATGCTCCAGCGCTAGGGAGACACCCAGGAGACAACAACCTAGCTGATCAGCTAGTTGTTCGGCTCTTGCTCTCGCTTTACTCCAGTCATTCCGGTTCATGATCATCTTTACTACCCTCCTTCGGCTCTGTTTGGTACCTTCTGGAGATCTATGGACTTGGCTGTTAGACTCTTGGTGGCCGAGGACACCCTCCGCACTCACCGTAGAGTCATTGTGCTGCTACTCTTTCTCGAAGGTGACTGTGTACGCCTGTCCCTCTTCGAACTGATCAGCAGCTAGCTCGTTCTTGATGGTCAAACGAATCATGCCTGCGGGTGTCGCTGCAGCCCACTCGGCATTACGGCCTTCGCCGTAATCAGGAACTAGCTCAACTTCGTGAGCCCAGTTCATATTCGACTTTCTTGCCACCTTGAACTTCGCTGTCACAGCCATTCCATTACTCCTCTCTTGGTTGACGGTGGTGAAGCCTAGCTGAGCGGTCGGCTAGCGTGCGCCAGCCCGCTGTCTGAGCTGTTTGCGCTTGGTCATGTGGTAGAACCCGCAATACATGCAGAGGTATAGTCCGCGGTACACACCTGGCTTGAGGTCTCCTGCTGCTTTACCGGCGTCGAGGTACTTCTTCTTCCCGGTCTTTTCGCATCGCTTAGCCATGCTCGATGACTGGTAGACTCGGGTCGCCGAGTTGTGGCTGGGTGTTGTCGAGCATCATCAACTTCTGTGGTACGATGATCGCTGCCTGATCACGGAGCTTGTTGCGTAGGGTCTGTGGAATATTCGGGTTGTCCCAGATTAGGGTTGTTAGGATGCCCTCCACAAGTCTACTGATTAGTTCTCCGTACATCTCGGCAGCTCGCACTAGACGTTCATTCAGCCCGACATCGAGCGCCATCTTGGCGTGCTTCGCTAGCCGCTCTTGAGCCTGCTCGTACTTCTTGGCAGCGAGCACGAGCTGCTGCCCCATGATGGTCTCTTCGGCGTACCACGGGTTGTCGTCTGTATTTGTAACGGTAGCCGTTTTACTCTTACCGTTGGTCTGTTCGTGGATTGTCTGCAAGCGCACAACCTCTTGACGCCAATAAAGTGTGTCTCCTGCCGACATCCGTATCAGCCACAAGAGCGCATTTAACGGGTCGATCTCGAATTCTGCTCCTAGTAGTCGGTTCAGCTCGTCGTTCCAACTCTTTCTGAGGTGCGTCGGAGCATTTCCCCCATGGTATTTGCACCGTCCTGTTCCGGGGTGAGGCGTTCCCCACCCTGGCGGCATACCGCAAGCTCCGCCTCCGTTCTTTGCCCTCTTCTTGGCCCCACAGATTTCACCTACCATTCTCGCTGCTCCCTTCGGCTTTCTTACTTCATAGAATGTTGGGCGATTCTCCATGCTTTCAGGATTGTCCGGGTCCTTCCAGCGTTCTGGTCCGTATGGCCCGTTTTCTTTCGTGCTCTTTTTCTTGATTTTGATGCTGGGGAGAGTCCTGGTTTTTGGCCGCGAGGCTTTTATTCTTTCACGTTTGCGGTTCTTTCGATTGTTTCGTAGAGCGTTATCCGATTTTGTTAGATTTTCTTGTTGTTCCTTTGTTGGATTTTTAATTTTCTGTCCGGGACCGAGGCTGTTGGGCATTGTCTTGCTCCCTTCTCTTCGTAACAGGGTACTGTAGCTCATCTATATTGATGTGCAAAATGCGAGTAATTTACCGAGAAGATAACATAGCTCCAAAAGGATGGACGCGTGTCACACCGCAATAGGGGACCCTTCGCGTATTTTCGTAGCCTAACTAGTAAACGTTTACTAGGCGGTAAACGTAGCCTAACTAGTAAACGCGGCCGGTACCCCCTAAGGGTACCCGCAAACATCCTAGCCGGGGGTTCGAGGGTATACCGTAGAGCCCTACGTTTTCCCCGCTAATAGGGGCTTTTTACCGCCCCGTCGGGCTATACCCTCCCCCGGTATTCGGTCGGTACCCCTTAGCCCGACGGGGCGTATACGAAGTTTACCGTTTAGGCTACGCCCGGCGGCCGTTTACCGCTTAGGCTACTAGTAGCCTAACTAGGCTACGGACCTTTACTACTTAGAAGTCGGTATAACCCCTTATACCCCCGGGGGGTAACCCCGCGGCTAAACTACCGGGGCGCGGCCGGAGTTACCTAACCGGCGGCGGCGGTAAGGGGTACCCGTAAGGGGTCCTAAAAATCCGGTCTAACTAAAGCGCGCTACGCGGCGGTCGCCCCCGCCTCCGGACTATAAGCCTAGCTACCCTAAGGGGACGGTATAACCTACCCCTAAGGAGGCACTAAGGTGCTAAGCTGCGACGCCGTAAGTAAGCCTACGGTACGCTACCTAAGACGGTACCGTAAAACAGCTACGGCTAACGGCCCGGCGGGTAGTTCCTACCTAAGCCGGATCGTAAGCGGGGAGCGCTGCCTAAGTGAAGCCGTAGTAACTAAGACCATAAACGGCCATACCGTAAGGCGCTGCCTAACCCACCTAAGTAGCTACGGGATCGGCCCGCAGTAAGCGGACCGTCCCCTTAGGGTAGCGGGGCTAGCCTAAAGGGACCTTTCGGGTAAGACATCACCCACCCGAAAGAAAGGAGCCAATCATGGCCCTGAAGATGACTCCCAGCGAGGCTGCCGAGGTAAAGCAGACGAGCGGCACCTACATCGAGGCGCAGTACCGCGCACCGATCGAGCAGGCACTCAAGGAGAAAGCCGACCTCAAGCACATCGAGCTCGACTTCCCTGCCGTCCGCCCAGCTCACGTTCACTTCAAGCTGAAGCGACTTCTCAGCGAGGAGGACGCAAAGCAGGTCCGCGTCGGCAAGCACGAGACTCACGGCGTCTGCCTCATCTACATGAATGGCACCGGCAGCTAGCGACTAGCAACAGGGTAAGATACCAACGACGGTGTCTTACCCGAAGGGTCCCAAAGCGAAAAGCGAA